ACAAATATAGAGTGAATTTCGTATATGGAGGATGAAATGGAAAGGTTTTGTTACTCGCTCCGGAATCGTAAAACCGGCATCGTCATCCAACTTGGCGCGGGTGCCGAGGTTGCTCCGGAAGTAGCGGCACAACACGGGCTAGATGAAAACTGGAATCAGGACTGGGAATTCGAATGTCGTAAAGAGCCAGCTTAAGCCGGAATGCCCAATTTAAGTTTCTCACACGATGGTAGGGTACAGCCCAGCAGATAAAAGGAGCCGCCGTTCTGCTAAACCAGAGTTTTGGTAGGGTGCATGGTACAAGTCGGGGACTAAAACGAGCCGCCCAGTCCCAACTGTGAGAAGGAAGGCCAGCTTAACCGCTGGCCTTTTCTATTGCCCTGAGAGGTGATTATGGCAACACGTCAGCCGCTGGCAACGCCCAGTGATCTTCCGGCAGAAGCGGTGGACAAAGTAACCGCTGCGCTCAATCCGCTGATCGCTGATTCGTTCGCGCTGTACATCAAGACGAAGAATTTCCACTGGCACGTCAGCGGCCCTCGCTTCCGGGATCTGCACTTGCTCTTTGATGAGCAGGCCGATCAGATCTTCGCGAGCATCGATCCTCTAGCCGAGCGCGTGCGCAAACTTGGCCGGCTGACCTTGCACAGCATACGCGAGGTTGCTGATCTCGCCTCTATCACGGACGACGATGAGGGATTCGTTGGCGCAATCGACATGGTGACGCGGCTCCTCGATGACAACCGCGCCGTAGTGGAGAAGATGCGCGCAGCGCTCGCGGTGGTCTCCGAAGCAAACGACGGCGCTAGCGAGAATCTGCTGCAAGCGTTGATCGACGAAGCTGAACGACGCGTCTGGTTCCTTTTCGAAGCAAGTCAAAGCGAATAGCACACTTCTGCTGTATGCCACAAGGAGAAGAGATGGACCCGCACATGTTTGATGGTCTATTCGAGATGGTGATTACCTTAAGTGCTGCCGCCGGGGCTGCTGTAGTAGGAGTCATCTGGCTAGCGGTTCACTTTGTGGTGCCTCATATTCACCTCGCTTGGCACTAGGGACAGCCCGCACCCCATACCCAGTTCGAGACCGCCAACCGCCTTCATGGCGGTTTTTTTATTGGAGCAAGCGATGATCAAATCCGATTCCCAAGTGCCTGGTCATGTCCCCGCCGCCAAGCGCACCAAATGGCGCGAGGCGTGGAACGCGGCCTATCAGAAGGCCATCCTCGACGGCTCGAACGCCGAGAAGTCGGAGGCGCAAGCCTTGTATGAGGCGAACGTCTCGATTCTCGACTACGAAAAGCGCTTTCGTATCACGAAGGTCGACGCGGAGAAGCGCGAGGCCTGGGGCATCTTCACCAACGAACTGGTCGACAAGAGCGGAGAAATCTGCGACTACGATGCGGCCAAAGCTGCATTTAAGAAGTGGTCGAAGGAAGCAAAGGACGCCACCTCAAAATCAGGCCAATCAATCTCGCTCGGCAATGTTCGCTTCCAGCACTCGCTCACCCCGGTGGGCAAAGTAATCGCCATTGAGTACCGCGATGATGCGCGGGAGATATACGGTGGCACCTACATCAGCGACGACAAAGCCTGGCAGATGGTGAAAGACGGAGTGCTCACCGGATTCTCACAGGGCGGCTCCTATGACTGGCGCAAGTGCAACGTCTGCGAGTGCGATGTGCCACCCGAGGACGGCCAGTATTGCCCGGTTTGCAAGAAGGATGTGGTCACACGCTTCGGCCCGGATGTTTCCGAGATGAGCGTAGTCGATAACCCGTGCGTAGCGGATGCGCACTTTGACGCGGTCAAGGCCGCCGGAGAGAACAGCATGGCGAAGGAAACAGGAACGCCGCCTGAGCCGACCGTCAAGCCGGGTGAGACGCAGACCCAGCTTAAGCCGGAAGAGGCGAAAGCGAAGATCGGCGAGGTCGCGAAAGAGCTCACCACGCTCTCGGCGAAGGAAGCACCCACTGCTGACGACCTGAAGAAGGGGATGTATCAGATCGGCCAGCTGGCCAGCATCCTGAGCTCCGCAGCATGGCTCATGCAGGACAGCATTGCAGAAGGCGCGTACGAAGACGATCCCACTGATCTTGAGATTGCCGCCGACCTCGAGACCTTTATCGAATCCGGCGCTGAGATTTTGAAGCAGTTGGTGGAGAACGAAACCGCCGAACTCACCGCGCACAAGGCGCAAGGAGAACACAGCACCATGGAAAAAGCAGTCGGAACTGGCAACGAACTGGAAAAATCCAGCGCCACTCTGCCCGGTCACTTGAAGGAGTGCGCAAAACTTCACAAGGCTGTCGGAGAAGCGCACGCCGATGTCGCCAAGGCTCATGCCGCGGCTTCCGAAGGCGAGGGAGTGAGCGACGCCGACAAGAAATGCCACAAGGCCGTTGCGAAGGCTCACGACAAGATCGCAAAGGCCCATGCAGCGTTCGCCGAGAAGTGCGACAAGGCCTCGAAGGACATGGAAGAGTCCGACAAAGCAGCCAAGGCAGTAGCAGCCGCAGCCGCGGGCGATGTCTCCGGCGAAGTGACTGGCACCATGCAGGAGCTGGTCAAAAAGGCTGTCGCCGACATGAAAGACAATCCCGAGATGCAGGCGGAAATCAAGAAGCACGTTGCGGTGCAGATGCAGAAAGCTCTGGAGTCGACGCTGGTCGCGCCGCTTCCTCAGCCGAAGCCGGAAGCTGCTCCCGCCGGTGCCGCCGAGCCCGAACTGAACAAGGGTGCCAAGGAAACCGTCCCGGTCCCGCGCTTCGGCGAGGGTGTCGTGAAGGAATCGCTGATCAAGCTTTCTCCGAACGAAACCGGCCTGTAATCCAGCCGCCAAACGGCACATCAGCCACTCACAACACTTCAAGGGTTAAGGAGATACCGAGCTATGTTTACCGCCACTAAGGCTGCTGCGAGCTATGACCAGTATCAAGCTGGAACGCAGGCATTTTTCAACCTGAACAAGAGCCTAAAAGAGAAGGCGCTCGCTCAGAACGATGTTGCGCTGATCGAGAAGTACAAGGAAGTGCCGGACGCGCCCAACGCCGCCGACACTGAAGGCGTCAAGAAATACAACTCCGACCAGAAGAAGCGCGAACTGGTTGCGAAGGGCCTCATCCGCAAGTACATCGAGGCTTACCAGTCCGGCGCGCTGGCCAAGGCTGGAGTCACCTCCAGCTCTGGCTTCGACTTCTACGATCTGCGTGGACCGGCCTACCTGCTGTATCCGGTCAACACTCCGAAGCGCAACAAGATTCCGCGCGTCGGCAAGCAGAACGCTGGCTGGGGCAACGCCGCGCACTGGAAGGCAACCCGCAATCTGGGTTCTCCGTACGGTGGCGCGACTGAGGGCAACCGCGTCCAGACGGCGACTCCGGACGAAATCAACTACCTCACCCTGTACAAGCAGGTGGGCGTTGAGCGCGCGGTCACCGACGAGGCGCAGTGGGGCGGCGAAGGCTTCACCGACGTGCTCGCCGATGAAAAGATTCGCTCGCTGCATCAGATCTTCTTGCAGGAAGAGTCGCTCATCTGGATGGGCAACTCGGGCGACACCTCGAACGGTCTCGGCTTCCGTCTCGGCACTCCGGCTGCTCCAACCCTCGCGTTGGCAGCTGGTACCGGACTGACCACCGGGCAGTACGTGTCGGTCGCAGTCGTGGCAATTACCGCTCTTGGAAACCCGAACAACGCGCAGTATGGCTATGTTCCGGTTCCCACGGTTGCGGGCGGCTTGACCCCGACCTACACCTACACTTCGCCTGGCACCAACAACACGATCACGGTCAATGGCGGAACCTCGGCTATCTCGCCGATCTCTGCCGTTTTGCAGACCACCTCTGGCAATAACCAGGTCGTGGCGACTGCAACTCCGATCAAGGGTGCCTACAGCTACGCATGGTTTGTGGACATCGAAGCCACGAGCACCGGCTCGCTGGCCAATGCGAAGCTTGCGGCCATCACCACGCTGCCGACGTACACCATCACGGCTGCCCCGACTGGAACTCAGACGGGCGCGGCTACCGGGCTGAACGTCGATTCCAGCTTCAACACGACTGACTTCAGCGGCCTGTTGACGATGAACACCATCACCACTGGTGCTTACTTCAACAACCTGCAGGGCGGCCTGTTGACTCCTGGCAAAGACGGCACGGTGGTGGAGATTGAAACCGCGCTGCTGTACATCTTCAACAACTTCCAGTGTGGCGTTTCGGCCATCTGGGGTTCTGCGGATGCCATCAACGCGCTGCGCGGCGCCGTGCTGTACGGCGGCTCTGGAATGAAGTCGCAGATCATCAATCTGTCTCGCGATCAGCAGGGCAACATGCTCGGCGGAAACATCGTCTCCGGTTACCTCTCGCCCTACGTTGTGGGCGCGATGGGCGGATCGGCGGCGATCCCGATGAGCATTCACCCGATGCTGCCCGCGGGCACTCTGTACTTCGACATTGAGGACAACCCGTATCCTCAGTCCCGCCTGGACAAGACGGTGGCGATGCTGGTTCGTCGCGACTACAACTCGGAAGATTGGCCGCGCACCACGCGTCAGTACACCTTCGGCACCTATGTCGATGAGGTGCTGGCACACTACCTGCCTTGGATCGCTGGCCAGATCACCGGCATCGGTGGCTACACCAAGAACTAGTCCGCGGACTGAATCAACCTGCGACCGGGGTCAGCCTTACAAGCTGGCCCCGTCTTTCAAGGAAAGGGAACCACAATGTCTTTCAGCGTGACGCTTCAGGTTATTTCCAATGTGACCAAGATCATCTGCAAGAGCGGAAACAGCTACACCACGAATAGCTCTGGCGTGATCACGGTCACCAATCCCTCCGATCTTGACGAGTGCATGCAGGCCGGATGCGTGGTGCTCCAAACTCCCGCCGATGCCCTCACAGCGACAGCGGGTGGCGGCCAGACCAACGCTCTCGCGCTCTCTGCTGCCATCAATCGAGTCACCACGGTCGCCACGGCTGCCGACTCGGTGAAGCTTCCCGTGGCGGTACCGGGCGCTGTGATCACGGTTATCAACGCGGCAGGAACGAACTCCATGAACGTTTTCCCCGCGACTGGAGAAGTGATCAACGCTCTCGCCGCAAATGCCGCGTTCGCGATCGCTGCCGGAAAGACAGCGACCTTCAGTTGTGCCGGCACAAAGCAGTGGCACTCGGTGTTGAGCTCCTAGGAGTATTCCGGTGGCAAAAGTGAATAAACAGAATGGGGTGAAGCCCGTGCCTCCCACTTCCGTAGTGGAAAGGTCCGGGCCACCTTCTCAGCCTTCCGCGCGGCCTTCAGATGTGCCGCCTGCGCAGTACAACGTGCGCGAATTTGCGACACGAAACGAATTTGAAGACGGTCTGAACGATGTCGAGAACGGCAGGCTGCACAGCTGGCAGCTGTTTCCCGGTAACCGCTGGATCGCAGTCTTCGAGGTGTAATCCATGCTCCCATCTCTGGTTGATCTGACAACTCTGTCCTCGGTAAAGACCTGGATGAGCGCCTATGGTGACCCATCGATTGGGACCTCGGACGATCAGAATATCCAGCTCGCTATCACGGCAGCCTCGCGGCTGTTTTTGCGCGAAACGGGACGAGGATCGCGGGATTGGCAGACGACCGATGCCTCTCCTTTCAATCAGGTGCTCACCTTCACTGAGACCTATGACGGGAAGGGAACCGACCGCCTATTTGTGGATCAGTTTCCGGTGATGTCGGTCCTCTCGGTGGTGGTCAACGGCGTGGCAATTCAGCAGTCGAACGGACCTGCTTCTTACGGTTGGGGAATTCATCGCGACCGCAAGAGCCTGTATATGTCACTCGGCCGCTTCGGGCGCGGGACTCAGAACGTCACCATCACGTACACTGCAGGATTCGCGGCTCAGACCATCGCGGGTGAGTTGCGCAATGTTCCCGGTACACCGGGTGCGTGGGCTGCTGGCAACATCGGCCTCAACCAGGTGATCTTCGACGGCACGAACGTGCAGAAGTGTGTCAAGGCTGGGCAGACCGGAACGTCTGCGCCGGTATGGCAGACGGTAATTGGCGAAGAGACTCCGGATAGCCGCGCCACATGGGAATGCATTGGGCCGCTCTCGCAGTATTACGTGCTGAACGCGCTGAATGCTCCGGTGTTGCAGGATGGAAGCATCTCCTATTTCTCCACCGGTACAGCCTTGCAGGCTGTCGGAGGCGCTCCCGCTGCTGGCCAGTTCTACATTATGGGACCGGGCGTGTACCTCTTCAACCCGTCCGATGCTGGCAAGCAGGTTGTGTTGGGCTACACCTCGGCGGGCACGCCGTCTGACATCTCGCTCGGAATCAACCAGTGGGTGATGACTCATCTGCAGCGACGCAAGACTTGGGACCTGAAGTCGCAGATTGTGAATCAGGCGGGCACGACCTCGTATCGCGACTGGATGATCTCTCCGGAGATTCAGCGAGTCATCGACACATATCGTAGGTGGCACTGATGTTTACCTACTCGGTTGACCCGTCGAAAGCAACGGATGCGATTCAGCAGAAGCTCTCGCGGATC